CCACCAGCCCATAAACGATCATCTAATGATGCTGGAAGCGTATCTATAGTACCAAATGCGTCTAGGCCTTCTAGTGCTATATTAGATGTTGCAGATGAGCAAATATAGTCAGCAGTACTATCTGCTCTTGACCATTTTGATAATTTAAAGTTATAGATAAGCATTTCTGTAGTGCCATCTACTTTAAAATAGTTCCATATAACAAGTTTGCTAATAGGATCAGCTACACAACTCATCTTAGATAGTTTAGATATGTCTACATTAGTGTAAAAGTAGTTATCTACTTTTTCATCACCAATAGCAGTTAATGCAGTACCATCACATTGATAAAAGCCATCATCTGATAAGAAGAATGTAAGGTTGCCATATTGGGCTACAGATCCTTCAGCATTACATCCTACGTTGCGTGAAATAGTGTCAAATTGGAAAAAAAGTGGGCTGCCAGAATATGACATGCGAACCACGCTTTTTTCTAACAATACTAAGCCAAACTCTCCGCCTGTGATCCCAAGTATATTACCGCCATCTGCGATCAATTGAAAGTCGGCCTGAGATGCACCACCTGCAGTCCATGACCCTTCTGCGTTAATATCACTCCATTGAACCTTGTTATAGTCAGAGCCAATATTAGCACTTACTACAAAGTCACGTACAACTGTAATGAATTTAGCTGTAGGAGCATTAGCAGCAACGTCAGCAAACACAGTAGAAACGCCTACTTGCCATGACTGTATTTTTTCAGAGCCATTAGCAGCTAATACAACGTCACCAAATTGGACAAAGTTCCATCTATTTGAACCTGTATAACCACCGCCTTTAGATACATTATCTAAGTCTATATCGCTTGGGTTAAATTTAAATAGTTTTGTAGCTCCACCTGCAAATAGTTCTGTAGATGTACCAAATTTACCAGCAAAAGCATTGCTAAGTGCTTCAGATGCAGCATTAGATATTTCTTCTGAAGACATCATAGGAGCATATCCTACAGCAACTGGTACTACATTTTTTGCATCTGTGAGACAGTCTAATACTGTAGGCTGGTCAGGTAACCATTCCTTAAAAGTAATTCTTTGTGTTGCCATACTTTCCTCTTATTTAAAATATGGGCCAACCATCCAGGTGACTACTGAATATCTTACCCCTTTAGTGATAGGCTCAACGCCATGAACCATAAATGATGGAAATACTATTACGTCCCCTTTTTCTTGTGGGGGATATATCTTTTCATGGCTATTTATAATATAAAACTTACCGCCTTCAAAGTTATCATTAAGAATAGCTATTGCAGTTAATTTTCTTGTTTCATTTCCGTGTTGATGAAATGTATCTACATGAGCTTCATATTTACCATTTGGCTCATACATTAAAAATTCAGCTTGGTTAGAGTGTGTAATATTATATTGCCAATATTGATGGTTTATACTTAAAGCGCATGATGTTAATGTAGCACCTATACCTGCATGCAATGGCAATTGAAGTCTTTGAACGTTTCTAATATCTAAATTAATATTATTTTTAAAGTCACGACCTTCGCCAATAAACGGAAGTTCTTTTTCTACTTCAGGTTTTGAATATTCTTTAATAAGTGTGTTGCTAAAGCCATCTGATATAGCTTTTTGCATGACATAACATACATCTAATTGTTGAGGTTGAGATACATTATTTATTGTTTTACTTAAACCTAATGACTCACGCTTATCATATTTCCATTCAGCATGAGGGCCATTTTGATCTACGTAATGTAAGAATACTTGGGCTTGCCATTTTCCCTCAAAGTAAGGTTCACGCCAATGCCATTTGTCCATGCCACGATACATAACAGCATCACCAACATCCATTTCAATTTTAGTGCCATCTGTTTTATCTTCATGGTCTCCCATATAAATTGACCATACATCACCTTGAAAACCTAATGTAATGGTAACTGATACTTCACAAGCTGGTCTATCTCTATGGTTTTTTAATTCTTCTCCATGCTGACTATAAAGTCTTGCATAAGAGTAAGTTGGGTATAGTTTTAAACCACTTGCATTTTCAAAGTGTGGTAATAATTGCTCTAATAGACTATCAAATACTTCTGACCCATGTACTGCATCTGATAATGGGCATTGTTCGTCTTTAACTGTCTTATTTTCACCTACCAGTTTTTTTAGTTCATCTGTTAATTGTTGACAATTGGTTTTGTCTAAAAAGTTTTTTAAGTGAACGTATTTATTATCTTGAAATTGTTTTATAGTATTCATTAAAACATTATAACATATTTAAACTGGTTCAGGTGCAGGTGCAGGTTCAGGCACAGGGTAAATTTCATTATCACCTGTATTATAATACCATTGATCTGCTACTACATCATTATCACAGGGTGTCCAAAATAAAGGTAGTGCTACTTCAAAAGTTTGAGTTTCAACTTCAGCTACTCTGCATGAATTTTCAATAGGTGTAAAAATAGGTTCAGGCGGCGTATCTGTTGTCCATCCTGAAACATATTTAATGGGTGATTCATTTGGGCTTATTAGAGCATTTTTCATATTATTTTCCTTTTTTATCCTACAAATTCTACTAAAATTGCGCCACCTACACCACCTAAACCCGTAGATGGGGTTCCAGAACTTCCACCCGGGCTACCAGCTGCAAAATTTCCAGTTGTTGAAAATGCAATCGCCGCAGAGGTTGGAGCAGGGGAGCTACTAAGTGTACCAGCAGTCAATATGGTTCCATTAACACCCCCAACGCTATTTCTTAAAACTGTTCCAACAGGTACTGTGCCTGTTCCAGGAGTCCCTATCCCTGGAGTAGCTGGTGTCGCACCGGTACCACCTGTAACTGATACTAATGAACCAAAACTACTTGTGCCACCAGAACCAGCAGTTGCAGCTGGTACTATAGCTCCATCTCCACCAGAGCCTACTGTGATAGCTACTGGCGCAGTTACAGAAACAATAGCTTGTGTAAAACCACCAGCACCGCCTCGCCTAGCAGGTGATACTGAACCTCCGCCACCGCCACCGCCAACAACTGTTACTCTTACTTGTGTACAAGATGCTGGTTTTGTCCAAGTTCCTGGAGCTGTAAATATTTCTGTTTGAAATTGACCACCGCCTGCAGCTTGAGATACCCAACCAGTTCCTGTAGATGTAAGAACTTGTCCTGTAGCACCAGATGCAACTAAATTAACTGTACTTGTACCATTTCCTACTAAAACTGAACCTGAAGCTAAAGCTGTAGCACCTGTACCACCTTTTGCAACTGCTAGTGGGCCACCAGTAATTGTATCTAGTGTAACTGCTGCACCTTGTGCAACACTTGTCCAATTTGTTCCATCTGACTGTAATACATTGCCAGATGTACCTGGAGTTACATAGCCTAAGACATTTGTACCAATAGCCAAACCTAATGCTGCTCTAGCACTAGCTGCTGTACCTGATCCAGTACCACCTGCTGTAAGCGGAACAGTATCGCCACTCACACCTGCTTGCAGATCTCTGATCTGTGTCATAAGTGTACGAATAGCATTGTTAATACCTGAAGGTGCGCAACCCTCATCAATGTTAATTCCACCTATATCTGTGTTAGCAGCCGGTGTAAACGCATACTGGCTAATTTTATCCTTTGGCATAATAATTCCTTTGTTTAAATATTATTCCAGGCATTACTACCTGGTGTTATGTCATTCCATGTATTTGAGTTAAAATTTGTTTCAGCCCATGTATTTGGTCCTGCAGTTACTTCAGTCCATGTCTCTGTACCTGGAGAAATGGCTGACCATGTATTTGTGTCGTAAGATGTGTCTATCCATCCTTCACCTAATATTTTACCACTTGCTACTACAGTACCGCTACAAGTGATATATCCTTGGCCTACTTTAATAGCAAAAGGTACGCATGCAACGTCTGCATAAGCATTGACTTCAGCATGACCTTCATAAACAACACCACCTGCAGCTTCTACTTCTGCAATACATTCTATATCTGCACTATCTGTTCTAATGCGGATCATATCAGAAGTGACTGTAGCGTCAGCAGTAATACTACCTTCGCCTGTTCTTATTCTGATATAAGTAGCACTTACTGTAGCATCTGACGTAATATTTGCGTTTCCTGCAAAAATACCTGTACCATTTGCGGATACATTTGCGGTTGCGTCTATGCTTCCAGATGATGTTCTAATACGAATTGCATCTGAAGAGACTGTAGCATCTGCAGTAATAGCAGCACTACTACTTACTATTTTTGATCCATCTGCTGTAACTGTAGCATCTGCAGTAATATCAGCACTAGCTAATATAACTAATGCTCCATTGGCTGTGACAGTTGCTTCAGCATCTATCAGAGCCTCAGCCATTCTTATTCTTAAAGCTGTGGCATCTATAGTGGCATCACCACTAAATGCACCTTCCCCAAATGTTATACAGACATTAGGATCTTCCCATATATAACTATCTAATGAGAAAGGTAATGTGTCTAAATTACCACCAAACAGGTCTAACTGTTCAAGGGTAAATGGACCACAAATATCTGCTGGCATAATTAAGCAAGTGTTACGCTAAGTGAACCTATAGCAATTTTAAAAATGTCACCTGTATCAATAGCTTTAGATGTAGTTAATGGTGAATGATATAAAAGGTTGCCTGCTGTTACAGCGTCATTAATACCAATCCAGCCTACAGTTCCGTATGAAGCTGTTGCTTGTGCAAACTCTACTGCAGCAGTATTAAGTGAAACTCCGTTAGAAGGCGCACCCATAGTGACGGCTGTTCTAGCATAGCCAGTACCGGATGTGCTAACCTCTGTGCCACTACCTGCATCTGTAGGGTCTGAAGTCCATAGTGATACATAAACAGTTGCTGGTGATGTATATGTTGTGTTGCGTAGAGTTGCATTTATAAGTGCGTTCTCTAGGTAATTGCTCATTTCTGCCATAATATTATCCTTATCTTGGTGTTACGCTTAGTGAAGTGTATGGGTATGTTTGGCCCAAGTCGCTTGTTTTAATGTTTGCAATTGCTCTGTCATATAAAGATGACCATGTTTGAATACGACCATCATTCATCAAATATGGTTCTGCTTCTGCTAGAGTTGCATATAATAAAGCGTCTGGGTAATTAGCTAGGAATAAATTACTAGCAGTTGTTGTTGATATAAATGTAGGTTGAGAGTAATAAAGTATTTGTACAGTTTGGTTACCATTTGGTTGTGGTGCAAACTGAAACTCTGAACCTAACATTGTAAAATAAAACGGTCTTCCTGATAATGTCGTTTGAAAGTTTTTAAAGAATAAGTCTGGTGACTGATACTCTAAAATAACAGGAGGGTTACCTTGTAAATGTATTTCCCTTACCTCTAACATATCTGCAGGTATAGATACTGTATTGTCTACCATAGTAGTTGTAGCTACTTTTAGCATCTTTTCAGTTCTTAAGTCACGTGACATACGAGTCTGTGCTAACTGAATAAAGTCAGGTATGACGTTTGTTAAGTCTGTTCTAGCTAGGTAATTTTCTACCGTAGATACAAACGTTGTATAGTTAGTTAATGCCATCTAATTGTCCTTTTAGTCTATCCCAGCACTTGTCCATTTCGCTCATGTGCCATTCTGCAGCAGCTAATGAACGTAACCAGTCGTGCCTATCTGGATAATTTAAGTTTTCTATATCTTTAATACTATTTGAAATTGGTTTTGCAGGACTATGATCAGATACGATCACAGGTACGCCATAAAGACTTGCCTCTACATCTGCAACACTACCAAAACTTACTATTACGTGAGCTTTTTCTAATGCTTTATTAAAGTCACCTTCGCCCTTACGTTTAATGATAACTTTTCTTTTTGTATGCTTTCTAATTTCTTCTATGGTTGCGTCTAGCCAACGAGAAGCATTGTAAATGTATGATACTTTATCTGCTGGAGGCAAGATAACTACATGTTCACCTGATCTATAGTCTTTTGCTTCAGGAATATCTCTGATAGATGATCGCCAGTCTGTACAATGGTAGTTATTTACACAGAACCTAGCCCATTCTAAGTCAGATGACCTATGAAAGTAACCATGGTCTATCAGAATATAAGGTATGTTTTGTTCTCTACAGGTTACTTGTATTTTATCTGCACCATGTAAATTACCTACTACGACTGGAATTGACTTACCATCCCATTCTCTTGTTAAAACACCCTTGCAATGCTTTTGCAGGCGTTTTAAGACGTTATCTCTGCGTTCTATGCCACTCAGTATTAACTGCATCTAAAACCTGCTCTACGGTTATTGTTTTGCTTTTTAAAAGGCAATGTTGACATACGCTATCATAAGTCCCACATGGCTCTGAACCGTCATGTATATTTCTATGGGTATCATATCCTAAGTGTCTTGGTGAAGTAAACCCTGTCCATATCACTACGGAAGGTATGCCTAAGGCTGCTGCTGCATGATGTAAACCACCATCTGTTCCTACAAATAACTTTGCCTTGCTTAATACTTGTAATGCGTGTCTAAAGGTTGTTGTTTTTAACCAATTAGTATATTTTTTTGTTGTAACATCACCCAATTGCATCCATGGTAAGTCATGCTTTAATAGATCTTCCCAGCCATGCCACGCTTTGTTTACTGTGTGAATAAATGTTTGTTTTACATTGGGTTCTACAATAATGTAGTCACCTTTAATTTGATCTATAATGCGTTGTTCTTTGTGGTTAAAGTAAATTTCACCTTGTATTGGTTTATAGTCATCATTAAATAATAACCGACCATTTTCTGTGCCTTTAAGATATGGTCTATGGCCTTGATAGTTTTTAACCCATACTACGTCTGTTTCAGTATTGTTAGCCATTCTTGGGTTATTAATGAATACTTGGTTATCCCAAGCCATTCTAACACCATCACCTAACTTTACTTTTTTACCAGTTCTTTCGTTAGCTTCTTTAGCATCACCGGATGCCATGATCCAGTCACCTAGTCCCATTGCTAACCTCTACAATATATTGCTTAGGTTCTACTTCCTCTTTGTCTATTACAAAGTATTTAGTAAGTTTAGTCCGCCACCATTTATGATCCTCAACGATCAAATGTGCATTACGGCCATCTGGTAATGACTTTCCAGCCTTTACAGTACTAATAATAATTAATCCGTCTTTTTTCATGCAACGCTTAATGTCTTGTAATACATTGTCTAGCAATGTAGGTTCTATATGTTCTAATACATCACCACAAAATACAAAGTCATGTGGCTCATTGTTGTTTTCTAAACCAGGAATACATGGGTCATAATTAGCAATTGGCCTACCTAATTCAGCTTCTAAACTACGCTTACCGCATCCATAGTCTAATATGTCTTGATGATGTTCAACTCTATCAGCCCACTTCCATGCTGATAAGCCATAAATACCTTCATGAAGTTTCTTTTGCTGATCTAAATATTCTGGTGTAATGAGCATTACAATTGTGTAATAACGCTATTGTATACATCTGTCCATGATCTTTTATCTTGATACATAAGTCTCATAGAACGATACCAAGGCATGCTAGGTTGAGCATAACGCCATTGATGATATTCAGGTACTAAGCACCATGTTTTTACACCTAACGCTGCTGACGCATTTAATGCAGTTGTATTAGGGCCAAGTACTAAGTCACATTCTGCTAGTAATGCAGCCGTGTCATCATAGTCATTAGACTGTGTGGCCCATGGGAAATAATGTACGCCCTCTATTTTTTCAGCAGGCTTGTAGTCTAAACTTACTATTGCATAGTCTTTTAGTTTAACTAGCTTTTCAATACATTCTTTTGGTATCTCACGGCCTTTAGAATTAGTTTGTTTAATGCCACCATGAGTCGTGATACCTATGACTTTCTTACCCCATGAGTCAAATAAAGCACGCCACATAACACGTCTTGCAGGATCTGCTATTAAGTATGGAGTTCCTGGGAAGTCTTTATTATGATGTCTAAAGAATTCAGGAAGGCCACCTAACCCACAGCGATAGTCAAATGTTTTATCAGCTATCCATCTAGGATGTTCTTCTCTACGAGTGCCATGCACTTCAGCTTGTGGGAAGCTACGTTTAAATAAGTTTTCTAGTTTAGGATCGCAGTCTACGTATACTTTATTACTAACAGCAATAGCATCTGGAATACATGAGCCAAAGAATATTTCATCACCTAGGCCTTGTTCGCCATAGATAATAACTGTTTTATCTTTAGTGCCATCCCATCTTACTTCGTCACCATATACCCATTCTTTACGAAACTTACCACCTAGTGACTTATCCCATTGTTTCCAGCCTTCATCCCATCTTCCTGTAGCAAAATAGCAATGAGCTAAATTCATTTGAGCATTGATCTCACTAGGATCACATTCTAAAGCCATGTTAGCTGACTTCTCTGCGTCAGCCCATCTTGATGTTTGTACCAATGATGCTGAAGCATTAGCATAAGCTAGTGCATAAGTAGGATCTAATTCTGCTGACTTTAAAAAGTATTTAAGTGCGTCTTCAAAGTTATCCATCTCATGGCATGCTTTACCTAAAGATGTCCATATAACTTTATTGGTAGGAGCTTCTTGTAATGCTCTACGATACATTTGGTAAGCAATAGCTGGTTTATCAGCCATAAGCCAAACATAACCTAAGAAGTTTAATGCCATAGCATTGTTAGGATATAGGTCTAATACCTCATAAATAAGAGGCATAGCAGTATCAAACTCATTCTTTTGTAAGAGTTCGTGTATTGCTAATAGTACGTCTTTTAATTCGTCTTGGTCCATCTTGTCCTAAAGTGCCACCATTTTTTTCTTAACTTACTCATATCTAAGTCAAGTCTTTTATGCTTATCTGAACTTCTTTTCTTAAACCATCTTCGTAGTAATAATTTACCACCGACTCGTTTAGCTCCGTAAACTATCATCCATTCTTTGTCGTTAGCTTTAGATATGGATAGTTTTCGTTTATTTCTTTTACAAGAGCTTTAGTGTGGTCAGGGTTATACATATCTATACCCTTTTGCTTTAACTGCATTTCCACTACAGGTGGAATACTAGCAAAGTGCGCCCAT